CTGGGGTCGGGCGTGACATCTGCGCAGTCCTGGGATACGCCAATGTCAGCGATGCGCTCGGTAAGCACGGACCAGGTGACCCGGCCATGAGCATCGTGGACGGAGCAAGGGCTGAAACCCTTACGTACCAGGTCCGGATTGCAAGATCGCGGAGCCGTCCGGTATCGCGAATCGCGACCCCCTCTGGAGACCAGGACATGACGACCATCTCAGAGTCGGTGAATCGCCGACCCTGCTACGGGGTGGTGCAGCCCGTCGCCTCGGGCGCATCGATGCCGGTGGCGTCAAGCCCACCGGCGAGGCGGAACGTCTCGTAGGCCCGGCCGACCCGGTTCAGCAGCTCGACATCGGGCACGTGGTGGTTGGCGCGCTGGTAGATCACGTGGCCGACGCTCAGCGCCAGGTGCTCGGCGGCGGACAGCAACGGCCCGTGCTCGATGCGCTCCAGCACCTCACGCCGCTGCTGCTCGGTCAGGTCCACCCCGGCGGCCACGAGCACGTCGGCGGCGACCGCCGGCCCGATCTGGCTGTCCAACTCCAGCAGCGCGGCGACGATACGGGTCACGTCCACGGTCACGGCGGTCCTCCTCGGGAAGGTCAGCCCGGCCCGGAGTACGCCCGAGCGGGCCCCGGGCCGGGTCCGCGGCGGGTGCGATCCAGGGACTCCCCGCTGGGACCAACCGAGCGAGACGACACCGAGAACCGCCGCGTCCCCGCACGATATCCGGCATCCTCGGGTCTGTACAGACCCGTACGGGGATAATCGTCTACGGGGTGAGTGACCAGGTGGGCAGGCAGGTGAGCATCTACATCCGCGCCGAGGATCTCGACCTCTGGCGCCGGGCCGAGGCGTACGCGCGCTCCCGCCGGGTGCCCATGTCCGGCCTCGTCGCGCTCGCCCTGGCGGACTACCTCGACCAGCACGACCGCCCGGAGCGGCCCCGAACGTAGAGCAGCGCCCGAGGCTGAGCAGGAACCTCCCCGGGCGCCGCCCCGGTGGAACGGCTCTACCGCGGACGCCCTACCCGTAGCCTGGCTTCCTGTGCGGCCTGTACCGCCTCCAGCTCACGCGGGCCGAAGTCGAGCCTCTGCGGGTACACGTTGGTGGTGACCGTGTACGCCGTCTCCGGCGAGCTGCCCCCGGCTGGCCGGACCAGGCTGGCGGGGATGCGGCCGGTGGCGTTCAGCGCGCGCAGCGCCGCCAGGTTCTCCTGTGCGACGCCGCGACGAATCATGAACTCACCAGTCGTGGCGGCGATGAGCTGCCGGTCGGTGCCGGTGAAGGTGCCGCCGATCTCGCCGCCGTGCTGCTTGTGGGCGATGTTGGGCATGTTCCCAGTTCCGGGCAGTGTCCTAGCCTGGTTGATGTTGACGCTCACGTTGACCTCACGAGGAATCTGGTCAATGCCCAACTTCAGGTTCCGCAGGTTCCGCTCCGCCTTCGTCATCCCCGGCGTCTTGATTGTCGTCTCCACGATGGACGGGATCTCGTCGTAGGAGTCGGCATATTCCTCGATCGCCGCCTCCGAGAAGCCAGCCTGCCGCATCTGGTCGATGAACTTCTGCCGCAGTTCCTCCGTCTTGCCCTTGAGCTCGTCGGACGTGGCGCCCGCCTCGGCCATGGCCGTGATGACGTCGTAGTCGGCCTTGATGAGGTCGCGGACGTTGTTGCGGTTGTTCAGCGCCGCCTCGCTGTTGCCGTCCAGCTTGGCGCCGTTCTCGATCGCCTCCTCGGTGAGTCGGCGCATCGCCTCTGTGGCTGCGTCCTGCGCCTCCTCCACACCGAACAGCGCCCCGAACAGCGCATCCAGCTCGCCCTTCAGTGCATCGATCTCACCGGCCGCATCCTGCGCCTCGTCGGCGGTGGCGTTCAGCGCCTCGCCCAGCAGGCGCGTCGCCGGGTCGAGCCGCTCGGTCGCATCGGCCGTACCCTCCTGCGCCTCGCTGGTGCGGTCCCACGCGTCGAGGCCGTCGCGGAGCTCGCCGGAGGTACCCCCGATCGCCTCCCGCAGGATCACGATCGCCCGCTGCAGATCGGAGGACGTCGCCTCGGTCGTGACCAGCGTCCCGTCGAGCATGAAGTACCCGTTGTCGGCCGCGGCCACCGCCTCGTCCAGCTGCCGCATGGCGTCCTCGCCGGACAGGACGATTTCGGTCAGTTCCGCCAGGTCCAGGCCGAGCTTCCGACCTGCCGCGAGCGCGCCCTCCTCCTCAAGCTTGTGCGCCACAAGCGCACGGGTGGAGTCCGTCAACGCGCCGGTCACCTGGTCGAGGCTGTCGGCGAACTCCTTCGCCTCGGCGCGTGCGTTCGCCTGGCTGGCCGACCACGCACCGAACGCGACCGTAGCCACGGCGACCGCGCCGGCGATCGCCGCACCCCACGGCCCGAGCATGAACGAGCTGGCGGCCCGGAACGCGCCCACCCCGGCAGCGGCGCGGCCACCCGACAGCGCGATCTGGTCGAGCGCCTGCTTGAACGCCACCATCCGCGGGACGGCGATCAGTGCGGCGCCGCCGGCCAGCAGCAACACAGCGGTAAGTCCGGCCACGATGGCCAGCGCCGCCTTCACCGGGCCCGGCAGCTCCCCGATGACCGCGGCCAGGCTGCCGAACAGGCTGGCAGCGTCGCCGAGCACCGGCAGCAGCGTGCTACCGATCGAGATCGCCACGTCGTTGACCTGGTTGCGTGCGATGGCCATCTGTGCCGCCGTGGTGCCATACCGGCGCTCCGCCTCCTCGGCGAGTGCCACGTTCTCGTCCCAGGCGTCCGAGCCGGTCTCCAGCGAACGCGTGAGCAGGTCCCCCGAGCCGGACAGCCGCCGCAGCGCATCCGACACCCGGATCTCGCCCAGCCCCAGATCGGTGAGGGTGGCGTTGACGTCACCGCCGGACGACTGGATCCGGCCGAGCCCTTGCACGAACGCGTCGATCGCCCCGGCGGCGTCGGTCTGGTACGCGCGCACGAACTCGTCGCTGCTCATCCCGGCGACCTCGGCGAACTTGTCCAGCGAGTCGCCGCCTTCGCGTACCGACTTGTCGATGGTCAGGAACGCGCGGCTGATCGCGGTACCGCCAGCATCGGCGGCTATACCCACACTGGACAACGCGGCGGAGAACCCCAGCACTTCGGCCTCAGTGAGCCCCACCGACCGGCCCGCGCCGGCTATCCGCAGAGCCATCTCCACAATCTCGGCCTCGGTCGTCGCGCTGTTGTTCCCGAGGTCCACGATGGCGCTACCGAGCCGGTCCACGTCACCCGGGGCGGTCTGCATGATGTTCATGAACCGGGCCAGGGCGGTCGCGGCATCGGTGGCCGAAAGGTTAGTCGCCTCACCCATGTCAATCATGACCTTGGTGAAGGCGGCCACGTTCTGCCGCTGGACGCCCAGCTGCCCGGCGGCCTCCGCCACGCCGGCGATCTCCGCATGCGTGGCGGGGAGGATGGCGGTCAGGCCACGGATCTCCTCCTCCAGGGCGGCCATCTGCTCCGGGGTGCCGTCAACCGTCTTGAGGACCCCAGCCCACGCCGACTCCCACTCGATGGCGGCGCGGGCCGACAGCACCAGCCCGGCGGCGATCGCCGCACCGGCGACCAGCATCCCCCGGCCGACCATCTCCATCGCCGCATGCGTCTTGCGCTGCTGGGCTTCGAGCCGGCGCGCCTCGCGCTCCATCTTCGACAGGGCGCGGGAGCCGCGGTCGGATGCGGCTTCGAGGCCGGACGAGTTGCCGGTGATGTTGTAGTTGAGATCTTTCTCCCCCACTACAGCCGCCAGCCCTCGGTGACCGCACCGGGATCGGCACCCTTACCCGGCACCACGAGACTGACGTGGTCCAGCCGCCACTCACGGACCCAGCCGCCGATCTGGTCCGGCGGCTCCTCCTGATAGAACGATGCCGACGCGCTCAGCGGCCGCCCCGCCGCGCGCCGGTCGTACTGCCGGCGGCCCTGCTCGGTGTGCAGATCCAGCCGCACCGTGGCCTCAAGGTACGGGTCACGCCCCGGGCCGGCCTCGCGCAGCTCCTCCACCCGGCCGATGACGTCGCGCTCCTGGTGCATCCACAACAGCCGGCCGTCGCACCGCCGGGCGTCCATCCCGGCCAGCAGCAGCCGAGCGCCGTCGCTGGCCATCCCCTGAGTCACCACCCGCAGATGGATCGGCTCCGACCACTGGCGGCGAGGTGCCACACCTCGAGTACGCCCGGGCCGGGTGCGCAGCTGCGCAGGATCAGGCGCAGCACCACGCCGCATCGCCCGCACGTACGTCGGCGAACTCAGCAGCGGATCCGTGCCCGCAGCCACCGCCGCGTCCAGCACCCGGCACCCTACGCACACCGTCACATCACCCCGTCCGCGAAGCTGAGCGGCCGGTCCGGCCTCGGAGGTAGCCCAGGACCGGACCGGCCGCGGAATGTGGGATGCCCGTACCCCGCCCGAACGCGACGACCGTGGCCACCGGCCGGACGGCCCTGGTCGCGGCGTACTGGCGGGTCCTCCACGATCCGGCGGTCGAGTGGCTGGACGCCGGCTCGGCCGGGCGGTACCCCGGGGTGCCCACTGGCGGGCCCGGGCCACCGACGCGAGTCCCCGTGGCCACGGGGACCGCATCGTGGTCCCGCCGGTCGTCACCGGCAGGCAGGAGCAGTAGGCGCGGCGCGGGATCAGTCGACATCGCCGACCTCCTCCATGTCGACGACCAGCCGGCGACCGATGCCGCGGATGCGGCCACTCGACCGCCAGCGGCGCAACGTCCGGGTGCTGACACCCAGCTGCGCCGCGGCCTCCTGGTAGGACATCACCCGCTGAGCGTCGCCGCTGGCGCCCACTGGCGCACGTTCGCGGCCAGCATGTTGGCCATCCACGACACTCGCGGCCACCGCAGTGGCCAACTCCACCAGATCGGACGGCGGGTTGCTGCCGTTGCGGTGCAGCTGGCGGAAGTGGCCCAGCAGCGCCCGGCGCAGCCAGTCGACCGCCGCAGGCTCCAGCTGGGTCACCCGGCCATCGGCGACCACCAGCACCACCGGGTCACTCATCGCGAGGCAGCCGCCCGCCGCCTGCGCCACGCGGCGGCATATTCCTCGCGCCTCGCGCCGAAGTAGACCGGGCGCAACCCGGTACCAGCGTGCTCCGGGCACGGACAGCGCAGCTGCGAGAAATACGGCGAGCCGTGGCGACGATGCGCCACCCGGGCGCGCAGCAGATCCAGCACGGAGTACCCCCGGTCGACGCACCACCGCATCGCCTCGGTGGACAGCGCTACGTCGTCCAGGTCGAGCAGACAGCGCCACACATCCGGCGTGATCGGGTCGACCTGGCCGGAGCGACCCTCCCGGCGCCTCACGACTCCCGCCAGACGTCATCGGGCAGGGAATCGACCGCCAGGAAGTCCAGCGACGCCGGCTCACCGTGCACGGCCTGCCACGCGGCCCGCGCATCCCAGAACCCGCCACAGCACCAGCCGCGGCCCTGCGGGTACGCCCACGCGTCCGGCCAGTCGCCCGGGGCGAACCTGACCAGCCGCCCGACGTCGGGCGGGAGCGGCGGCGGACCCTGGTGCCTGCGCCTCACGACTCCACCTCACGGCGGCCATACGCGCCCCGGGCGGCGCCCCGCCGCTGCGGGATCTCGTCCTCGTCGCCCCACGGCACCCGCAGCGTGGCCAGGATTCGCAGCAGCGCGAGCCGCTGCTGCCGCGCCTCGATGATGGCCGGATGCGGCTTGCCGTTCTCGTCGACCACGTACTCGGCGCTGCGGTGTAGCGCGTCCAACGAGTCGGCGCAGCGGCACGCCTCCAGCAGTACCTCTAGCTCATGCTGGGACAGCTCGAAATCCGCGAGTACGGCGGCCCACAGGCGCCGCCCGCGCTCCTC